GGTACGGAAGTGATTCGGGCAGTGAGCAATGCTGTGGAGCAGCAACGCAAAAACTGGCTATAAAGGCCGCTGACAGGTGATAAGTATCGTATACCTACTATTCCCCTTATCAATCCCAGAGCAGGCAAAACCACAGTAAGGGCTGTGCCGGGCGGACCGAGATACGGAAACCTGGAGACCTGCAAATATACCCCGTCTTGTGAGTGGGGAAGTGGTGGAACGGAGCCTTCTCTCCGTACTCGGTAAAAACAAACCTGGGCGAGTTTGACACCACTGGCTGATGCTGCCAAGGAGATGGGTTTCGTCTGTGCTGTGCATTCAGCACTTAAAACCCCACTCATCCAGCAAGGATGAGCAAAAGACACCTTCCTAATAGTGAGCAGTTATCACACCCCCTATACATCATGAAGCGATATTCTTAGGTCGCCCCAAAAACCTAAGACTTCATGATGTATAGGGGGGGATAGGTCTGTGTTTCCTAGCCTATCGTGATGCAGGGTGGTGATCATAACCAATAAGAACCAATAATAAATAAGTTCTTTCCTAACCGACTAACAAAGAACAAAGAACAAGAAAAAAACAAACCCTCCTTAATAAGGGTTATGGTTGAACTGAATAAACCTATTGAATTTAGTAATAAAGGTTCTCTATAATCCTAATTAAGATGATACATCAAAATGAATCATTAATTAGACATACGGTACGTGTCACCAGCCTTTATCCAGCAAATAAAGCAAGTTGTAACTTGTAGATAAGTTGTAATTATCCAAGCAGTAAGTTGTATTGTATACCAACACACTCTAAGGGGGTATACAACATACAACAAATAAACTCCTTTTTACACCCTTGATTTAATTCTATTATTATGTTATATTTATACGTACGCAAGTTTTAACTTCCCTAATCGCTTTTATTGGTTATCTAAGGCGCTGTAATAACACAGCAGAAAGGGCGCACACCATGATCCCTAACCCACTTAGGGCGCTTGTCTCCAGGCTTGTCGACGAAAGAGCTACAGAATTATTGGCGGCTCATATCCTGACACTCAATCCTGCTGATAAGCACATCCTTTTGATCCCGGAAACACTCGACTTTGAGGAGGTACGCCATGCGGTAGAGCAACTTAGAGGCAGTGTATTGCTTTTGCAGGCTACTGACGTCAGCCTGATTCGCCTGTCCAACAAGGAGTGAAATGAAAAGTAGCCATGTGTTTGTCGACATCGAAACGTCTGGCCTGTCGCCAGACCAGGGAGCAGTGATGCTCGCTATCGGAGCTTGCATCGATACTACCAAGAAGCGGACGCCAACAGAGTTCTCCGTTCTGATCCGTCCGACCATCCCACAATGGGCTGCCGCATCTCCCAAGGCGCTTGATGTGAACGGGCTGACCTATCAGCGCTTGATGGACGAGGGTATCCCGTTCAATGACGCAGTGGACGCCTTTTGCGGGTGGGCAGTCGAGAATGGCGTTACGGCTAAGACGTTTGAGTACGTAGGCCAGAACCCTGCGTTTGACCTGGGCTTCTTGCAGCGCTTCATGCCCGGTGAGTTGGCAATGATCAACTTCCCGCTTGCCGATCCTGTCGATATCCGTGATCTGTACTCGATCCTGGTAAACCGACGAGTTGTGCCGTACCTTAAGTACCGTGGCGGAGCTAATATCAGCCAGGCATTGGGTGTCGAGCCTGAGCCTGAAGTTCACGATGCGCTGGAAGGCGCACGGGTTGTAAGGCGGCATTATCTAAAGCTGATAGAACTTTGTGCAAGGAAGTAATTAGGCCTTGACAGTATAGCGTTTATATGCTATATTTATAGGTAGGTGTGTGGTCTCCGAGATGGAAGGGGTATCCATGGTCAGGTACCCCTTCCGAAAATTCTTAGACAGGAGCGATGAATGCGAAAAAATCTCATAAAGTCGGGCAAGTGGGGCATTGCTGGCGCAGCCGTTGTGGCCGCCGTTTTGTTACCAGTTGTTTTTGGCAGTTTCAGCGAACTTCCCACAGGCGCAATTCTTCCTATTGAATTCAAGTCGCCCGTATCCATGCTGGTTGGCGATGTCATCACCTGCAATGTCGCTGAAGTAAAGTTTACCAGTGATGGGTACGTGATCTCAGCCGACTGTCCTGCCATTCGCCCTACATCTACCAGCCCTAAAGTTATGCGTACCAGGGTTATCCGGCCTACAGCTACCCGGCCTACAGAAATATTTATAACCCCTTACCGTGACGAAAATGCTGCTATCAATATTTTAGCTCTCGGACTAGAGAGCCTCGGTTTCGACCGTAGAAGCCACACGGCTTTAGCCGTAGTGGAGTAGTCACAGTGGTAATGGGCTTTAGCCCGTGAAAGCCACGCCGTTTCAACTGCAGTGGATGAAACGCTTTGACTTATATTTATACGCACTTGTAATATAAGGCAGTTATGCATAAAACATTCAAGTTTCGTTTGAACCCAACCCGCCATCAGCGCACCTTGCTCAACAATACGCTTGAGCTTTGCCGTTGGGTCTACAACGAAACGCTTGCTGTTCGCAAGAATGTCTGGGAACAGGAACAAAAAACCATCTCGCTGTACGATACAAATAAGCTGCTCACCTCCTGGAAGAAAGATAGGCCAGAACTTTCGCAAGTGTATTCCCAGGTTTTGCAGAATGCCCAGGAGCGAGTTGACCTGGCTTTCAAGGCGTTCTTTCGGCGGGTGAAAGCTGGCGAGAAGCCCGGATACCCTCGTTTTCGAGGTTATGGGCGCTACGATAGTTTCACCTTCAAGCAATACGGTTTCGCTCTTGCCAACAACGGTTTGCAGCTTTCTAAAATCGGTGGTATCAAGATTGTTCAGCACCGCCCTATAGAAGGTAAGATCAAGACCCTCGCCGTTCTTCGGGATGCTATTGGAAACTGGTACGCATGTTTTTCGTGCGAGGTAGAACCATCTCCGTTGCCAGCAAGCGAAAAGGCAGTTGGCATTGACGTTGGCCTTGAAAGTTTTGCCACACTCTCTAGCGGAGAGAAGGTCGCCAATCCCCGCTTCTTTCGAAAGGATGAAAAAGCACTGGCAAAGGCGCAGCGGAAACTCTCGAAGGCGGAGAAGGGAACGCCAGAACGAGCGAAACGGCGTAAAGCTGTAGCTCATATCCACCAGCGTATCGCCAATCGGCGGAAAGACTTCGCTCATAAACTTTCCCGTAGAGTAGTAAACGAGTTTGGCATTATCGCTATTGAAAAACTGAATACGAAGGGAATGCTTCAAAACCATTGCCTCTCGAAAAGCATCTCGGATGCAGCCTGGAATCAATTTGCACAGTTCACTCAATACAAAGCTGAGAACGCTGGTAGAGAGTGCGTGCTGGTCGATCCTCGCAACACATCCAAGAAATGCTCTCGTTGCGGTACTTTGGTTGAAAAAGCTCTTTCCGTTCGTGTTCATTCTTGTCCTGTCTGCGGTCTTGTGATTGACCGTGACGAAAATGCTGCAATCAATATTTTGGCTCTCGGGCTAGAGAGCCTCGGTTTCGACCGTAGAAGCCACACGGCTTTAGCCGTTGTGGAGTAGTCACCCTGCCCCTACTTTTATTGATCCGACACCTTATCCGTAGATTTGTTGAATTTTAGGATATAGCGGAGAAAAGCCACCGAATATGTAGTGGCTTTTTTCTTTTGATGCTCCCATTCGATTGAAGGTATTAGAGAGTTTATTTCGTGAGGAGGACGGTGTGCCTGGAATTTTTAGTACGCTAGGTGATACATCCGGTAAGTTAGCTGTCATGCGTTCACGCCAACCGGGTATCCAGGCCGCTGGTAACGGTCTAATTTCGCCAGCACTTGGACCTACGTTGCAGAGGTTCGCAAACTTTTGGGATTTGATGGACACCATCAAACAACACGGGTACATCCGTAGTGCGATGGGTGTTATTGGCCGCTCTGCGGTGGGTGCGTGGTGGTCTCTTCGCAGGCACTCCGAATACGGTGATGTTGCTACGACCCGGCAGCGTACGAAGCTGCTAAATTTTTACATGTATAAATACAGAACATGGGACAACATCAAAGACTACCAGAACATGGCCTACAAGATCATGATCGCAACCCAGTACCTGCGCTTCTTCGGGCAGGCGGCTTTTCAGGTGATCCGCAGTAAGGATGGCCAGCCTCTTGGACTGGACTTCCTGCATGGCCTTGTTGTTCCGAACGTCGATGGTTACGGAAAGTTTAAGTCTCCAGCATTTGTACAGTATCCTGAACGCAACCCTTCTGTTTACACTGAGTATGCTGATCCACGTGACATCATTTTTCTAATGCTTCCGGACTGGGAGGGATCCCCTCTTGGCGGGACGGACGTTGAAGCGCTTTCTCAGTATACCCTTCCAATTGATCTGTACCTGATGGTTGCCGCCCGTGAGTACATGAAAAACAGGGATAAGCCTGAAGTCGTTTATTCACTTCCGGCAGATATTTCGTCCGAGGCGTTCGACAGCTTTGTGACAGAGATGGAAACCCGTCACTCAGGTGCGGCGAACATGGGCAGAAATCCGATTGCTGTCCAGGGTGATCTCAAGGTTACAGAACTGCGCCCGCTGCCGGACGCTCTTCCGTATCAGGAATCACGTAAAGAAGCACGTGACGAGGAACTGGCTTTACTGGGTGTAAATGGCGGAAAGCTAGGCCTGTCAGATTACATGACGAACGCAAACTTGCGTGAGCTTCGTCGTGAGTTTCACGAGACCAGCCTTCTGCCACTGTTCACCTTTGTTGAGATGGGGCTTTACGAGCAGGCGCACGTTCGGGAGTTCAATATACCTGGGTGGGTGATGAAGTTCAATAACCCTGACTTTCTCAATGCCGTTGAGAAGGCTACAGTTCATATGCGCTACTGGCAGATCGGTGCTGTAACGCCTAACGAAATCCGTTACGATCTTGGAAAGGTGGCAAGAGCGGATGAGCTTGGCGACGAATTTAGAGACCAGCACACTGACCCGGATGATATGTCAGTTGACAATCCGCAGGGAAGTCCGCCTGAAGGAAGAGAGCCAAGCCCTGATGATCCAGGCCAGGTTGGCGGACCGGCTGGTACGGATGCCGACCCAGTACGTGGGGATCAACATGATGAATCTTCCCAGGACCGGTTTATGCAGGAGGTCCGTGGATGGCGTAATTTCGCAGTGAAGCGGGCGAAGGCGGGTAAGTTCCCAATTCGTCAGTACCATTCTGAGCTTATTCCAAGTGATATTCAGGACAGCGTTCAGGGCATGCTGACCACAGCTAAGTCCGTTGCTGACGTCCAGGCTGTGTTCGACCAGTTTTTCGGTCTGATCGCTGAGTTTAGTTAGGAGGCAATATAGATGGCAAAAGATATGCCGATTGGCAAAGATAAGAGCGACTGGCTTTGCATCCAGTGTGGCCACTCACTTGGTCGTATTGTCGGTGGAGAGCTTTACCCAACCGTTGCTGGTGAGCACACCCACACGAGCGGACCCAACCTGGTGGTGATCTGCCCTGAGTGTGGTGCCCGCAAGGTGTTCTTCACATCTGATCCGATTGTGAAGGCCGTGTACCAGCTTGTGAACGCCGTTGCAGCCGAAGCCGCCCACGCCATGATTGCTCAGATGGGTAAAGCAGTTCACAAACAAGACCAAATCTCGTGAGTTTTTTGCATTTCGTATGCAAAACCAATTGAAGGGAGTGGAGCATTATGAATATTATTCCTGGTAGCGTTTTCACAAAGTTTTATCGACAGGGCAAGTCCTACGCCATTGGAACGATTATCGATGCGTATTTGGACGATAAAACCTGTTCAGCTTTGTATTCTAAGTGGAAGAAGAACTGGCCAGCCCCTCTTGAGTTTCAAGGTGGGGAGAGCGCTATTACCTGCGAGATGATCCTGGACATCCCGTCTGCTGAGTTTTTGAAAGTGTACGGAAACCAGATGTCGGTCGTTATCTTAGAAGCAGCCCGTGCTAACTCCGGGTAGAAGGATTGGAGAAACCTATGGCTGACAATATCAAGCAAAAAGTATTCCATGCGATGCTTAGTAAGAGCATGGAGAAGACGGAAAAGGCGTCGCTGCTTGTTCGTGGTTACTTCACATCCGATAACAAGGACGAGTACGGCGACATCATCACCCGTGCGGCCACCGAAGCTGCTCTTCCGAAATATCGCCAGTGGATGAACATCCGCCTGATGCACCAGCCCATTCCGGTTGGAAAGGTGACCCGGATTGGCGAAGCAGATGGGCTTGAATGGAACGAACTTGAGATCGAAGTCATCGACCCGCATGCAGTATTCCTGGTCGAGAACGGTCTTTTGCCTGCCCTAAGCGTGGGTATTTTTGTCGACTATAAAGATGTCGACATGCTCCAGGATGGCGGTTACGTCATCAATGCGTACACGCTGGCAGAAATCAGCCTGGTCGACCATCCTGCGAACTATGACGCCTTCTTGAGTGATTTGGCAGTCGAACAGAGCATGGCACTAATGGTCAGGACATTCGGTCTTGAGAATGTATCCAGCGCAATCAGTGCGCTAACGGAGAAGAGTATGCCCAAAAACAAAGACATTACTGCGGGCGAAGTCGATTCGCCTGTTGAAGAGCCTATTGTTGAAGATGCCGCCGTTACCGAACCAGTAGCGGCTGAGATCGAAGCTGATGCTGATGCACCTGCTGAGGTTGAAGAAGAAGTTGAAGCTGTTGCTGATGAAGTAGAAGCAGAAGAAGAAGCTGAACCGGTACCCGCTGAAGCAGACGTTGATCCTGTTGAAGTCGATGCGCCTGTTGAGACCGAGCCGGTTGTCCAAGAAGCTGCTGTTCCAGATATTGCTGCTTTAGCGAACGCTCTTTCCACAATGACCGCTGAGTTCTCCCAGTTGATGGCTGAGTTAAAGGCTGCACGAGGTCAGGTAGAGGTCCCGCAGATCACGGGGCAAGCCGTAGACGGTGCGGTAGGCGACGCCCAGACTGAAGGTCAGGCGGAGATTGATCTTTCGCTTGAACCAGAAGTAGACGGCACCGCTGTGAATCGCAGTGGCGCTGTGCAACCAACGGAGCTTCCTTCGGAAATCGAGGAAGTTGTGCAACCAGATGCTGGTCGATCCCTTAGTTTACGGGATGCCTTGACCCGCCATTTCCAAATCAATTCCACCAAGTAGAGGTGAATTATGTTTTCTCGACAAGCGTTTACTATCTCTGAATTGAAGAAAGCCCTGACCACAGGGAACTCTCCGGCGCTGACTCCCGACGAACTGGAGAAAACTCTGTACGAAGAGCTTACCAAACTCCAGCCCCTGGCTACCCTGATGGGCTTCAAGCAGGCCGAAGGTTTGACCCACTCCTACAATGTTCGGACTGCTCACCCCAAGGCGTGGTTCGAAGGCGAAGAGACTGCCCCGAATGCGAAGCGCTCGACCTACGCTCGCAAATCCGTCCAACTGAAGATCGCCCGCATTTGGGGATCGGTTGCCGGTTTTGCCCAGGCAGTTGATGAGAAGTTCATCGACGCCCTGGCCGCCGAGCTTGCCGGTTCTGTGCAGGGTATGAGCGATCTTTTGGAGTACGGCGCTCTGTACGGCACCGCCAACGACATCGGTTTCACCGGTGATGCGTATCAGTACTCCGGCGTTCTGCCCCGGATGTACGCCTACGCCCCGGAGAACGTTGTGGATGCTGGTGGCGATAAAGTCACCCTGGCTGACCTGGACGCTGCGATTGGTAAAAGCGCCAAGCACCGCCAGACCCGTATGGATCCCTACGTCTGGCTGATGAGCCAGTCGATGAAGCAGGTCACCGATGGTCTGCAAACCAAGATTCAGCTGCCCCTGCAGAGCGTTACCATTGCTGACGGAAAAGTCGAGATGGCCGCTTATGGTGGCCGTGCGATCCTGGAAAGCGACTTCGTTTCTCCCGAAGCAGACGGAACTTCGCCCGCATGCACCGCAGTTGTGGCAGCCGGTGGCGCTCTTACCGCCGCAACCTACAACTACCGAATTTCTTCGGTCACGGCCTATGGCGAGCAGATTGCCGGAACAGCGTCTGCGAATGTGGTCGCTGCGACCACCAACCTGAGCGCTGATCTGAGTTGGACCGCTGATGCGAATGCAGTTTTGTACATGATCTGGCGGAAGACTGGGTCCGGCAGCTACCAGTTGCTTGACATTATCCCGGCGCTGACCTACAGTTCTGATGGAACTGTTAATGGAACAGTGGCGACCTACTCGGACGAAGGCGCTCTCTCCACCAAGGCAGTGAAGCCCCTGGAAACAGGAGAGCAGGTTATTGCAACCTTCAACCTGCACCCCACTCGTGGCGCTGGCTTTATCGGTAAGGTTGATGACATGGGCCGGCAGGTGGAAAGCGTTATGAGCTTCGTGGAGTTGGCACGGGTGAAAGACACCTACGACTACCTCCTGAAGTCGTACCTTGCTGCGAAGGTTCCTTACCCGAACCTGGCATCGGTCGTGCGCCACGTAAAACTGGCCTAAGCGTACTCGGTTCATCTTATCGGTAAAAGTAGCCCCTGGCAATTGCCGGGGGCTTTTACCTTTCAGGCCTTACTTCGATTGTAGGTAGTGACAGTCTAAACTTAG